TTAAGAAAAAGAAGAAGGTACTGAGTTTACAAAAGAAAACCGATGAGCTGTTCACAACTACTGGGGTATATGCTTACATACCTACAACTTTATACGGGCACCTCATGCCGATGAAGGAATTGCACCTGTGGAAAAACAACCCCAGGAAGAATGACAGAGGTGTAAAGCCTTTAGTAGAAGGAATCAAAGTTCATGGTTTCAGGAAGCCAATTGTAGTTGATCAGAATAATATTATCCGCGCTGGTAACACAGCCTTCAAAGCTGCAAAACTTTTAGGGATGACTATGATCCCAGTAGCGAAGTCATCTTTTAAAAGTGAAGTGAGTGCGACTGCATATGGAATATCTGATAACAGGCTGGGTGAGAACAGTACCTGGGATGATGATATGTTGAAGGATTTAATGCAGGCTGATGATTTATCTTACGGCTTCTCTCAGGATGAGCTTGACCTGAGATTGAATAATGAAATGCAGATAAAAGAGCAAGAGTTAGATATACTGGATACTGATAATGAATGTCCTAAGTGTGGCTACACATGGTAAAAAAGCCTACTGTAATTAGTTTGTTTGCCGGCTGTGGTGGTAGTTCTCTGGGTTATAAAATGGCAGGATATAAAGAAGTTACTGCCGTAGAATTCTGGGAACTGGCTGCTACTAGTTTGAAGAAGAACTTTCCGGATACTAATGTAATAGTAAAGGATATTAAACTTCTATCCGGAAAGGATATTGGTACTGCTGATGTGTTGGATGGATCACCACCCTGCCAAGGCTTTTCCGCTGTTGGGAAGAGCGTAGTTTCTGATGAACGTAATAACCTTGTGATGGATTATATCCGGTTAGTAGAGGAAATTAATCCTAAAGTATTTGTAATGGAAAATGTATCCGGTATGCTAAAAGGAAGTATGAAAGGATTGTTTAATAAGTATTTGAAAGAGATGAGGAAACTTGATTATATTGTGAAAGTAAAGTTGATGAATGCTATGTATTACCAGGTACCACAAAGTAGAAAAAGGGTGATATTTGTAGGTATCAGGAAAGATATAAAGAAGGAGTTTCAGTGGCCTGTTCCAAGTAAGAAAATTATAACTGTGAGAGACGTAATTGGTGATTATAAGTTGACAGAAGAAGAAATTAAAGTTACTAATATACCAGATCATTATAATGTTTTACATTATGCCAAACAGTGTAAAGAAGGTGAGCTAGCATGTAAGTATCACCCAAAAGGATACTATTTTACAACACGAAAACTTGATAGAAATAAACCATCACCAACAGTTTTAAAGACTGCTGCTAGTTCTGGAACAAACTTTTTGATGCACTATAATCAGCTAAGAAACCTATCTATTACAGAAGTTAAACGCCTTTGTTCCTTCCCGGATGACTACTTTCTGGAAGGAAAGTATAGAAACCAATGGGAACAACTAGGTAATTCTGTGCCGCCGAAAATGATGAAAAGTATAGCAGAATCTGTGAAAAAACTGTTGTAAGTCAGGCTTTTATCAATTACTTAAGTACTTTGTTATAAAATTGTTATAGTCATAAGGTGGTTATATATAGATATATAAGACCTATACAAACTGTAAGTATATTTTATTTTATAAATAAAGATATATTTACAAATAGATAAGTAATACTTATACTTATATAACCTCTATTTTAATTATAACAATTTTATAACAAATTGAAAGGAGAAGAAATGAACAACCGACGACTGGATGGTATGACGGAATTGAAGTTGTTAATTCCTATTAAAACTTTAGAACGGGCTGAATTTATACAGAACGTTCTGAAGAAAGAAAACAGTGCCCAGGCAATTGCAGTATCAGTCAAATTAACTGAAGCTTTGGTCAGAGAAATTATGGCCGGGAATAAAATTCTAGTGGAGGGCACAGATAAGAAATTACATGAGCTGAAAGTGGAGGGGTTGAATGGCTGAGAATGAATTGAATAGGTTAATTAAACAAAATGAACAAAGAGTACCAGCTAAGTAAAAAGGCAGTGTACTTTCCACTGGCTTCTGAACTGGCCGTTGAAGATTGTATGTGTAGTAGGGTTATTGGTATGGTATTTTTATCTTTTGCACCCAGCTCACCCGTTTACGTTTATTATGGAAATTATTACCTGGGGAGCTGTAGTATTCTTTGTGATAGTGATAATTGTTTTAGGGTGGTTACTTTTTGTAAAGGAGGAGAAGTGATAGAAAAATACAAAATAGCAAATGATATTGCTGTAGTGGCTTTGATGTACAAACAGGAAACTGGTCAGGTTACCTTAGGGGGGAATAACAGACTGCGAGGATTAATGGTAGCGATCTTAGAAGATACCTTTGGTAATCCCAGATGTAAGGTGAAACAAATGCAGGTGAATAAAATGCGGTTTATCTTTAAGAAGAGCCAGAAAGATTTTGATGAGTGTGTTCGTTTACTTAGAGAAAATCATTATGTAGTTGAACCAGTAACGGAATTAGGGAATATAATGCGATGAAAACTAAAAAGACCGTTTTAAAGTTAACAATAGCCCAGATACAAAAAGTCTTGAAGAGTAGGTTGAAGGTGAAAGGTAAAGATTTAAAAACTATTACTGAAGCATTTGTAGACCTTGACAGACAGAACCATGTAGACTGGGATAAAGTAAAGGAGCTAATAGAGAATGGAGAAAGCTAGTGGATTAGTAATTTATAATGTTGATGCTTTGCCTCCTGGGTTTTTATTTACTCCTCGGCCTAAAAGAATAATGGATGGGGCTATTAAGATTGTTGGAAAAGAATTATTACATATTATTTTTGATGCTAGTTATTTTAAAGTTGAATGTGAAATTGAAGGTGCTTTACTAATAGGGTTTTACAAAGGAGTACATATCTGGCTTACTAATTATAATTCTAATAATTTTGAAATGGAGTTAAGAAGCGGGCGGCGAGTATGATTAATATTAACCAATTCACTATCCCAGAGAAATTGAAGTGGAAGCACATACCTTTTAATTATGTTATGGTAGCAAAAGGCCAGCATGCAACTTATACTATTTTTAAGCAGACTAATGTAATGGAGATAGAGTACAGAGATAAAAGTTATATAGGCCACAGGAGTGTTCGTTTACGTGCGCGATTTCTATGGCTGATTAAAGCTATAGCAAATATGGTGGAATTAGAATCTATTGAGATAGAAAGGAAAGAAGATGGAAAATAAACTGTTATATATTGGAGCTGGTTTATTTCTCTTTTATTTACTTATGGCTTTTATTACTTGGAGGTATTTCTAATGACAATTTTATCAAAGGCGAATTTACAGGTTGTAAAGGTATCCACAGTAGAGAAAGCCATCCCAGCTCTGAATAATCTAAGAGTAGAAAGTGATGGTACTACAGCTGCTGCTAATGGTCGTGTGGTGTTAGCTGTATCACCTGTAAAGAAGAAAACCAAGGAGAGTGTTATAGTAGACGAAACTAACCTCCCAGAAACAGGTTGTACCATTCCAGCGGAGACGGTTAAGGATGTGATTAAGAATATGCCGAAGGATACTAACTTCGGTGGATTACTAGAGCACTGCGATTTAAGTGTGAAAGATAATAAAGGTCAGTTCTTAATGAAGGATGGTAAGAAGCCTATAAAGATCGGTGGTAACCTATACCGACATGAGTATGTAAAGTATAGGGAGATACTGGGTAATGCTCTTAAAAGCACTCTCCTGAGCTCCAGAGTAGTGCTGAATTTAAAAAGGTTGAAGAGTTTAATAGACGCTATAGATAAAGTATGTCCAGATAGCAGTGGAGAGACTCCAGCCTATATAGAATTTACTCCGAATGACGATGTAGTAGTAAGGGCTGTAAATCCTACTAATGGTCAGAGAGCTGTGGCAGTAATGAGTAGTTATAAGTTTGCTGAAGGTCAGTGGATGGAACATAGTGAATGGGAAGAAAACTTTTATAGGAATTTGAAGAAGTTAGAACCGAAGAAAAAGTTGGTGTTGAAAAAGAAGAAACTGACTTTACAAAGGAAGGTAAAATGAAAAGACCAATTTTAAGATTAAATGATAATAAGATATTATCTGTAAAAGGCTTGAAGGAAGCTCTTAGAGAATTTAATAATAGTGATATTGAGGATGATGATTATATTAATGTTGAAACTTTATTTGAGATTATAGATGAAGTTGAGCAGAAAGAATTGCTTTTAGGTAAGTAGAGAGGGCTGAAAGGATTGGGTATGCGTTTACTATGGGGGATACTAGTATTTGTGAATTGTGTGAGTACCGTACCGAAAGCACCTTATAAAGTTATTCCACCCCAGAAAGTCGAGGTAATGGAATTTACTGAGATAATGAAGAATGATTCAGGTCAGACAGTATGGGTAGTAAAGGAGTTGAAACGTGATAGAAAAATAGATAATGTGATTTGTATTATTAAAACGAATGGGGAGTATTGGGTATACTGTAAAGGTTATTTTGCTGGGATTTTTAATAAGGATACTGATTTTATATATTTAAAACCTAAAGAGGAGGGTAGTAAATGAAAAGTAAACGAGAGTTAATGAGAAAGAATAAGTATTTGATTGACCGGGTTGTTAATCAGGTACAGGTTATCACCAGGTTGGGAATTGATTTATACAGGTTCAACCCAGAGAATGATGTATTTACAGACGGTACTTTTACTGATGAAGCTATGGAAACTATTAGGAAGGCGGCAAATGTTAAAACGAAAATTGAAACTAAAGAAAAAGAAAATAGCGGTAATTGATAAAGCTCTTGGTAGGTGGATGGATATATGGTGTAAATGTGGTTGCCGGTTACGGACAGATTTACAATATGTATACTGCTCTGGTGTGAACTGTAACTTTTGGAGGAGGGTGAAAAGGAATGAAAGGTGAATATTTACAGGAGGGTAAAATGAGTGAAGAATGGAGAGGTAAGATTGAGGAGCGTTTACAAAAGATAGAGAAAGAGTTGGCTGAATGTGAAGATAGTTGGTTGGCAGAGCAGCTTGATAGTATTTGTAAACGACTTGATGTTTTAGAGAGGTTACATATTAATTTAGGTGACCGAACTAAAACTAGGCATGAGTTATCTGTAAATATCCCAGCTACGATTTATAAAATAGGCCAGAAGTTTGAGAAGGCCGGGGATGATCATATATATCAATTGATCTATAACTTTGGAAAGTTTAGTTTACTAAACACTAATACATCTACAGTTAATGGAGTAGAGGAATATAAAACTTATGATGCTGATGCTATAACTTGTAGTGCTTTTGAAGATACTTTTGGGACGGAATATGAACCAGTTGGGTAATATTGATATTTTTAATTTTGTAGATACGTCAGGTAATAATCCTGATCCGAATTTATATGGTGCATGTGATAAAGTTGGTATACTTTACAAACTAAAACCACGGCAGTGTGTTAGCTGCTTATTAATGTTTACACCTGAGAAAAATACTCAGGAGAAATGTGAGGGCTGTATGAGTAAAAGTAGGAGAAACAATAAAGTGTAGCAGAGAAGGTTGTGAGAATGAGTTTGAGTTAACTCATGGACGCCAGCGCTTTTGTAAAGACCCTGTTTGTAAAGAGAAGAGGATAGATACTGCTGTAAAGAAAGTTAGTAAGGAACCTAAGAAAACTATAGAATCTCCTAAAAAGAGGTCTTCTCCTTTAGTAGATCAGAAGGATATAGAGAAGGAAGAGTTAATAATCCATAGAGCCTTTGAGGTATTAGAAGGTATAACAGATGTAAAGGAGGTGGTAATAAAAACATATAGTGGATTGAGTATTTCTATTATAAATCAGTAGTAATTAAGTAATAATTAAATAGTTTTAAGTAGCTTTTAGGGTTGGTACTAACGTATCAACCCTTTTTATTTGTAAAGTTCTACAGGATCTAAGTATTATTCAAATCAATAGCTTATAGGGTTACTAAATAGTTTGTATTAGATGGTGTCATATCTTATTATATTAGTAATATGAAACTTAAGTACGGTAAAGTACAATTAAAAAAGAAATCTCCTGCTAAAAAGCGTGAGGAGATACGTACAAGAGAAAATAAAGCTGCTTTACTTAAGGCTATGACTAGACATAGAGGATTAATCACCCAGTCATGTGCTGAACTTGGTATGTCTCGTAATACATTCTATACTTATTATAAAAATGATGCAGACTTCAAAGCTCAGGTAGATCAGATTGATGAGCTTGTACTTGACTTTGCAGAAGGTAAATTATTTGAGTCTATTGATGATGGCGACACTACTGCGAATATCTTTTTACTTAAATGTAAAGGTAAAAAAAGAGGGTACATAGAGAAACAAATTATTGGTATATCAAAAGAGAAAGAGAATTTACTATCTGATGAAGAGATGGCTTCTGTTGCTGACACTCTTGACGGTGGCTAATATGGCTATTACAAGAGAGACTTTAAAACATGTAACAAAGGAACAATGCTACCGAGGCCGCGCCCGATTTCGGCATGCTGAGTTTATAGATTATACATGGCAGAAGACAAATGAGAAATTTACAAGAGGTATACATACAGTCGGCACCTGTAATATTATTGATCAAGCGTTTGAAGATTACCGTAACGGTATCTCTTCTTTCATTAAGGTACTCATTTGTTTCCGGCATGGTAAGTCGGATATGTCCAGTCGCTATCTCCCTCCGCATTTCTTAGGTGAGTTCCCAGATGATGAAGTCATAGTTACTTCCTATAACGCTACTAAAGCATTTGAATTTAGTAAATTCGGTAGACGTATTATACGCTCACCAGAATATAAACGATTATACCCAGCTATAGAATTATCTAATGAGTCAGCAGCTGTAGAGGAATGGGGATTAGATAGACATACTGGTAAAGCACAATACTTTGGTATAGGAGGGGGCTCAGCTGGTAAAGGTGGTAATCTAATTGTCATAGATGATTACTTTGCGAATAGGGCTGATTCAGAATCAGAAACTATGCGAGAGAAAACATGGAACGCATTTACAGATGATATACTTACACGCAGAGCACCAGTATGTATAGTCCTCCTTGTAGTTACCCCTTGGCATTGTGATGATATTTGCGCCCGTATAGATAAGAAGATGAAAGCAGATAAAAACTTTCCCCAGTTTAAGACAGTCAGGTATCCTGCTTTTAAGAAGAGTTATAAGAAAGGGAGGTTGTTTCCGGAGCGCTTCGATAAGGCTTGGTACGTTACACAGAGAGCGGCATTAGGCACCTATGGTACTGCGTCACTTATGCAGTGTGACCCCAAGCCTCGTTCTGGAAATATGTTACGGACAGATAAGTTTAAGTTTATTAATCCTGAAGAATTTCCTTCAGCAATGATTATGAGTAGAGCATGGGACTTGGCCAGCTCAGAGAAGCAATTGATTAAAGATGACCCGGACTTTACTGTTGGGATACAAGGTGGAGTGATACAAATCCCAACGGCTGTTCCGGGCATCTCTACTTCTCATTTGTATATCAACGATATAGTTAGAGGACAGTGGGAAGCGCCTAAACGTAAACAGATAATGTTGGATACCGCTATAGCAGACGGTTTCACCAGAGTAGGTATAGAAGCATTTGCCGCTTATAAAGATGCCTATACAGAAATGGCTGATATACTCAAAGGTATCAGGACAGTAGAAAAGATGCAGCTCCCAGGTGATAAGGTAGCGAAGGCATCATGCTTAGAACCTATCTGTGAAGCAGGGAATATTTACTTTAACAAAAATATACCCCAGTCTACTATAGCAGCAGTTATAGATGAGATGAGTTCATTTCCTGGTGGTGCTCATGATGATATAGTAGATGCTATGGCGGTACTGTACCATATGAGTCAGCAGTCAGGTATACAATTATATACGAGTGCAGAATTTAATAAGGCAGAGAAAAGAAGACAGGAGGAAGAAGAGTATAAAAAGAAACAGCAGGAGGGTAAATGAGTAAAAATATTAGAATGTCAAAGGTACTAAGCACTATTAGTACTCTTGAGGAATTAGAAGATGAAATAAAATCAGCACGGCAATGGATAACTTCTGATGAAGTAAAAGTTGGGTACAGTAAGAGTATTGAGGAGGTAAAATAATGGCTACTTTCTTTCGTATGAATGTCAGATGGGTAGAAATACACCCAGAGGTAAAAGAAGCTCGGAGACGGTTAGAGAAAGCCTACGATAAAAAGGGAAATGATTTAAGGGTACTCTCAGCTAATGATTCACAGCATGGGATAGGATCACTACATCCAGATGGTAAAGCCTTTGATATTGAAGATGAGAGTTATGATAGAATACTTACTAAGAAAGAGATACTAACAATTTTAGGTGGGAATGATGGATATGAGTTAGGTCAGAAATATTTTGATGTAGTGGAATATGATTGGGGTTATCACATTGAGTATGATCCTAAATAGAAGAGGGCAATAGGAACTAAATAAATGTCAAAAGTCAAAACATTATTATATGGTGCCAATGGTAAAGCGTTAGTACCGAATCTTGATCCTGGCTTTTTTATTCCAGGCCCAGACGGGAATATTACTGCTTCTGAGATTATGGAAAAACCCTACCAGTTTCATGCTTGGATTAATGCATGCGGTAGAACTATCAGCACCAACATAGCTCGTTTACCAAAGGTAATGGTAGATGTTGATGATCCTACTCAGGTAGAACGAGAACATGAGATACTTGAAGTATTCAATCATCCGAATCCTTTTATGACTACTTCAATAGTATTCTGGCAGGCTGTTATCCTTTACTTGTTACTACCCAGTAACTCAGCAAAGGGGAAAGATAATACTGGAGGGCAAGTCTTTCTCCTTTGTTTAAAGGATAATGGTGATACAGTAGATTTAAGTAAAGGTGAGATACCAGATATTATCTATCCTTACAGTGATAATTTTATTAAGCCTAATCATAATAAGGATGGTGAATTTGTAGGCTGGACTTATGAGGTATCAGGTGGTGAGAATAGAAAAGCTATTAAGATTGATTTAGATACTAATGAGATCATTCGTATCAACTTCTTCAATCCCTATGACTGGCTTAAGGGATTATCTTATTTTACCCCAGCAGCAATAACCTTCTATCAGGATATTCAATCCGATATATTCAATACTACCTTCTTTGATAATGATGCTACTGTATCTGGTTTACTAACGAGTGATCAACACCTCGTAGATGAGCAGTATGAAGCTTATATGCGTAGATGGTATGATAACTATGGAGGTGTGGGAAAGACGAACAGAACGGCTATACTGGGCGCTGGTTTAAAGTATCAGCAGTTCGGTGAACGTCATGCAGATATGCAGTTTATGGAACAGAAAAAATGGAACAGAGATACTATCTTAGCTGTGCATGGACTTAACAAAATAGCAATAGGCCAGTATGAAGATTTGAACTTTGCTACAATTAAAGAAGGTCGTAGAATCCTATGGCAGGATACTTATCTTCCTATAGATCAGATAATCAATAAGGCTATCAATGATCAGTGGGTGCAGAATTATGGGGATGGTAAAGTTAGACTAAACTCAGATAAATCTGATATTGCCTCTTTACGTGAAGAGTATAAAGAACGAGCGGAAGCAGGACAAGCTATGGTACAGGGTATGGGCTTTCCTCCTTCATTAGCTGCTTCACTGAATGGTATACCTCTTACTGAGCAGAATCTTGTTGACTTCCCCTTTCTAAATGAACAACCAAAAGCTCAGTCATCTACAGATGGGAAAGATAAGGATAAGAATGATAAAGATGAAAATAAAAAGTATGTAATACGAAATGCTAAGCGAGTCATTATAGATAAGAATGAAGAAGAGGAAGAGCGTTTAAAGTTCTCTTGGGACTTCATTAACAGGGTACTGACCCCAGGAGAGAAACAGTTCATTCGCATAATGGAAAGGCACTTCAATAGTGAACGTAACAGGATGCAGAATAAAGTTGATCTATGGTTAAAGACTCAGGAGAAATTAATTAAGGTATTGAATATCAGCCCGAATATGTTTTTACTGGATACCATAGAAGAGAATAAAACTTTACTAAAGCTAATGAAGCCTGCTATAGTAGCCCAGATGAAAAGGGATAAAGCAAGACTTGAAGAAGAACTTGGTGGCCTGATAGAATGGGATGTTACAGATGAGAAAATAGATGAGTTTGTAGCNGGACGTAAAGGAGAGATTAAATCAATCAATACTACTACCTTTAAGAAATCTCATAAAGAAATAGGTGAGGCTATAGCCATTTCTATTAAGGAGAATGAGACACCAGGAGAGGCGGCTAAAAGAATTAAAACTGCTATTGGTGAAGGTATGGAGATTAGAAAGAACCAGAGTAAAATGATAGCCCGTACAGAGACAGGAATTATTTCGGGTAAATCACGCTTCGGAGCTTTTAAGGTAGAGGGTATTGACTGGCATGAATGGGTAACGGCCCAGGATGATCGAGTGAGGGATGGTTCAAAACAGAACCCGAGTTGGGATCATGCAGCTACCGATAAGAAAGTAGTGAAGGTTGGTAAATTGTTTCTTCCTGTAAAGTTAAAGTACCCCTTAGATACCCAGTCAGCAGGAAGTAAAGCCGGTAATATAATCAATTGTCGTTGTGTGGCAGTAGCAGCGACTGACCCGAAAGAATAGAATGCGATATTTACTTTTACTAGTCCTTTTATTAGCTTGTTCTAATCCAGTTCAGTTTACACCTGAGACTGGTAGTACCTCAGGTAATGCATACTCAGGATTATTCTATTACTATTATATTTAAGCCTAATGATACTATTCAGAGAGCCAGTGACTTATACTACACTTTTAATGGGTGGAANTATACAACTTTATTTGATACTACTATACTGAGGTTTACTAAGTCATGGCAGGGAGAGGTAGCAGATAGTACTCGTTTACTTCAGGTACAGATCAAATACCATGTATGGTTATTAGATAACAATAGTGAGAAAGTATTACGAGAAAGAAGTATTCAGACATTTAATTCAATTGTAATAGAGGAGGGCGAATAATGGCTAAAGCAAAAGAAGCACCTAAACTGAAAAGGCGAGCAACAACTAAGCCTTTACAAGGGAAAACAGTCAAGAAAGAATTGAAACAACTAACGAAAGTCAAGCCAGTCCAGTTGAAACCTGGCCAGTCTATACCAGTAGCGTATAGGATAGCTGTAGGTGACCATTTAGGTAAAGCCGGTAAGTACCCAAGAGCGGTAATGGTAGAGACTGCTAAACCAGAGAATTGTCAAATAGAAATAGAGCATGTAGATGGTACCTGTAGAGTACTACCTATTCATACTATGCTGACATCTCATGATATATTCGGTCAGGAATTAAAGAAACCTATTTGCTGCTCTATGTTATTTCCTGTCCCTGATAAAATTAAACGAGTCACTAAAAGTACATCGTTAAAGACGATAGTATTCTATGAATAAAAAAGATAAGAAGAAGCAACATAAACCACAAGAAAAACCGACTCACCGTATGATGACTATGGGAATCGGTAAGGAGAAAAATAATGGACGAACTTTTAGAACTCTACGGCACAAATGATGTTGAGAAGATTGTAAATACTAAATCTTCTGAGAAACAGACGAGGGCATTTGCAGCAAATAAACCTAAACGGGTGGAGATGACAGTAGCGGAATGTAAGCGCCTTTGTAAATCAGTTGGGCTGGAGTATCTTGATGGTTATGAAGGTCGCGTAGTAGAACATGTCATCAGTGACGAAACTAAAGACAGGTATGGAGATATAGTCAGAGCCAAAGGTGCTGACTTAAAGAACTTTCCAGAAGAATCCTGTAATACTCTTCGGTCATGACTATACTGACTTCCCTATTGGTAAATCTCTCAAGGTCTGGGTAGATAAAGAAAATCATAGTGTTAAGTCTCAGGGACTATACTTTTGACAAGAGGGTAGATGAAACAGGTCGTTCAGATTTGGCTTTTAAATTTCTAACAGCAGGAGGGCTCCCAGCAGTGAGTGTAGGATTTATGCCTACAAAAGTCAACCGGCCTAAATCAAAAGAAGAGCGTGAGAAAATAGGACTTGGTGAGTATGGTGTAGAGTTTACAGGCTGGGAACTACTAGAATACTCAGCAGTACCGGTACCAGCTAATCCGAATGCATTACAGAATATGATCAAATCAGGAGAGTTGAATAGGGAAGAGTGTAATCAAATTATTAAAGAGAAAATGGTAGCACCAGATAATTATGAGGTATTTGTAAACGAAGTATTAAATGCTTTCTATACAGAGAAGGAAGTTGAAGAAGAGCCTGAAGAAAGAGAATTAGCTTCATGGGCAAAGGCTCATGCCCAGGCAATACTGACTGCTTCGGAGTTACTCAAGCAGTTTAATAATACTTTACAAGAGTTAAAAGAGACATTAAAACCACTAGCTGATTTAAAGGTTGATTCTCCTCCAGCAAAGCCTGCGAGCGACGATGATAACGCCTATGAAGTTGGTAAAGTTTTTGAGGAAGTATTTTCGGAGGGCACAAATTAAGGAGATGGTTGCATGGATTTAGAACAGCTGAAAAAGCAACTTGAAGCCTTTAGAGCTAAACTGGCAGAAGATATTGATGCTAAGATAGCTGAACAGAGTACAGCTACTAATGAGCAGGTAGAACTGCTGAAAGAACAGTTGGAACTTTGTGAAGGTACACTTGCTGAGATGAAAACGGCTGCGGAACAGAAAGCGCAACTTGTCATACCTGGGCTGGACGAGGAATTGAAAACAAATCCCTTCAGCTGGTCAGCTTTTATTTTTGCTGCTCTTGCAGTGCCCCAGGTTGGGCATGAGAGAGCATGGGCAAATGCAGGTTATGAGAAGGAAATCATAGATGCTTATGAAGTTAAAATGCGCCCGATTATTCTCGCAGAAAAGAAAGATAATATTGCTGGTGATGGTACGCAGGGCGGGTACTTGATTCCAGAGGAAGTCACCAATGAACTTGTTGGTTTGACAATAGCGAATATGCCACTTATGGAAATGGGAGTGACCAAGCTTGAAGGTTTGTTTGGTGATCTTCCTATTCCTCGTCAGACAAGCAGAGCAACCGGATACTGGGTTGGAGAGACTGAACCTCCTACGGAATCCACGACTGCTTTTTCTGACTTTACTTTACGCCCTAAGAAAGCCGGAGCATTCAGTAAGTTCTCTCGCAGACTTTCTTACCAGACTCGGGGCACTGCAGACCGTATTGTAAAGGAAAGCATCACTGATTCTCTTGCTCTCGTCATAGAGGAAGGTTTTATCAGTGGTTCAGGTTCCGACGGCCAGCCTAAAGGTTATCTGAATAATACTGGTTTTACTACTGGTGCTTCACTTGCTACCAATGGTGCAAGATTCAGAACTGATAAAGCTGCTGCTCTTATTCAGGCTCTTGATGTAGCTAATGAGTTGAAGCAGAATGGAAACTTTGGTTTCCTTATGCGTCCCGAAGTACTTGGTGGAATGAAGCGTGAAAGAATTCCCCAGTTTACGGGACAGGCTCTTGGTCAGGGTATGCCTTTGTCAATGTCCGATGTGTTGATGTCACAGAAACAGCTTGAGGATATTACAGGGTACATGATCCGGACTACTACTTTACTTTCAGGTACTGAGACAAAGGGCACAACTTCCACTGCTTCGAAAGTTACTTTCGCTAACTGGAAACAGTTGTTTTTAGGTTTCTGGAGAGGTATGGAAATACGTGTTTCAGATACTGCTAGTGATGCAAGTGGTAATTCAGCATTCCTGAAAGATCAGTTTTACGTAGTAGCATTTCAGGAAGTTGATTCAAATGTCGGCAGAGCCGCTGCCTTTACTATTGCAGATGATGCTGAAGTTAATGAAGCCAACTGGTCTAACGGATAAGAAAGGAGCATATGATGAGAGGTAAACTCATTGAAGATTTGAAATATGTGCAAGCTGTTGCTCCTGCTCTTAGGAATACGGCAGCAACATTGTACAATGGGTCAGCGGTATCTGTTTCAAACAACGGAATTGATACACGAGATTATGATCAGATTAACTTTTTGATAAATGCAGGTACGTTCGTAGGAGCACCGGCAGTTGATTTGGTGATTATGCATAACACTGTAAACAACCCAGCTTCGGCTTCGATTGTTTCCGGTAATGCTTCACCGAGTGATACTGCCAGTACCAATGCGGCTTTTACTGAATTGACTACTTCTAATGATGCCCAGCTCCATACGGGTTCAATTAATTGTTCTCAGTTCAATCGTTATATGTGGGTACGGTCTTCACAGGCTGCTGCCACTTCATATTATAGTTCTGTGGCTGTACTTGGCAAGGGTGATCGTAATCCTTCGACTACACCAGTACCAGTGTTTGATCTTAACTATTAAATGTAAAGTAGTGGGGGAGTCTTCGGACTTCTTCACTACCTACTGAAAGAACAAAATGGATTTAACATCATACGAACGAGTACGAAGGTACATCCCAGGATTAGGAAGTAATTTACTTTCAGATATTGCTAATCACAGGCGGGATATACTCCAGTGGATACCTTCTGCATCTAATAAAATAGAGCGGTATTTAAATAGAGAAATTTTTATTCAGGAGTATACTCAATATTTCGATCTAAAATATAACAGTACTGAATTCTGGGTTGAGAATCCTACTATCTCTGCTATAGGTTCTGTTAAGTATGATCCTACTGGTAGATTCGATGGTACAGAAACAACTTTGAATAGTACTGAATATTTTATCGGCTCCAGAACTTCTACAGTAGTATTGGTCTCAGCTCTACCCTACACTGGTCCCAGAATTGTGAAGATAGTATATACTGGTGGATTAGCTTTACATGGGGTACAATCTATATTCGCTATTACTCCTTCAGATGCATGGACAGTCAGCAATTTCGTAATAGGCAATACTTCACAGGCTGTAGGTATCCTGAGAGTCTACTCGGCTTCGTCTATGACCGTTGAAGTGCTGTATGGTACTTTTATAGTTGGAGAGACTTTAACCGAGTATACGAGTGAGGACGCTACTGGTGGGACAGGTGAAACAGCTACTTTAGACTCAAAGACTCAAACAGCATTATGTGAGAGCTATCCAGATATTACAGCCGGTTGTGAAATGGAATTAAGATATTTAATGAAGCACAAAAATGATTATGAAAATATCAGCACAGATAATGATGGAACAACTACCAGGCATACAAAAGAGATTAAGCGAAAACAACCTTTACAACAGGAAGTAGAAGCTATGATCGGACCGCATAGGAGAATAGCACTGTGAGTAATACGGTTACACTTAAAAGTAATATAGATACTATTATTAATAACCTTAGGAATAGAGATAAACGAGCTATAGAAGCTGCTGAGCAGGGTATGGTAGTTGGTATGCGCTTATTTGAGTCTCAGATGATTAGAGAACAAATGAGTGGAAGGAAGAGAGCTGATTTTGGTTTAAAAAGACAGACAGGTAATTTAGCAAGAAGCTGGTTTATTAATGCTGCTCATTCAGCTAAGACTTTTATAGTATCATGGGCTACAAGAACTAAGTATGCAATCTATCATCAGAAACCACCAGGAGACGAAAATATTGCTCCTAATATTCCGAAACGTCTACACCTATTAGAAGCATTCAAGAAAAAAGGTTTACAAATAGTATCCAGAGAAGTTTCACGCAGACTTTTTAAGGAGTACAGCTAATGATTGAAGTGCCCGTAGGATTTCAAATAGGTGGTATAGTTGTAGCCACGGCAGGGACGATTTTTGGAATATTTAAAGCAGGTGTAGATAAAGGAGCAAAGAAAAATGGATATGTAGAGAAAAAGGAATGTCAGGTAAGCGTTAACAGGATAACAGCAAAAATGGATAAGGGCTTTACAGAAGTACATGAGAAGATTAACGAAACTAATGCCGGAGTTGCTTATATAAAAGGAGTTCTTGATAAATGAAATTTTGGGAACTGTATAATTTTCTACCAGATGATAAAGCAGAGTTTATGACTCCTTTCTGGAATGATACACTGGATAAGATCAAAAAAGATTTTACGCCAGAACCACCTTTGAACTTTTTAAAGAATGGTGTTATTAATCATACTATGTTTATGAATATGTGTGATAGGGTAATTAAAGAATACAATTACCTGAAAGTAAACCTAGATAAATCTCTATTAGAAAAACTTCTTACTGAAACTATGATCGGTGATCCTAATACTTGTGAGTTTGATGGAATTATTACATCAGGCAATACTGTTCATCTACTCCATCATATTATTAAGTACATCAATGATATAAATAAACCTATCCCAAAGAACATTCTTGAATGGGGTGGAGGATACGGTAATATGTGCCGGCTCTTTCATTCGTTAGTCGAAGGATTAACATATACAATTATTGATGTAAAATTCTTTACCTGTGTCCAGCAAATGTATCTCACCCAGCTATTCGGTAAAGAGAAAGTCAATGTAGGCAGTGTCAAGCAAGGTAAGATCAATTTAATGCCTATAGGCTTAATAGACGAGCTAAATATAGATACAGATATGTTCGTTGCTACATGGTCAATCAGCGAGTCCACAGATGCTGCTCAGCAGTACTTAATAGGTAAAGAGGTATATAGGGCTAATCAGTTCCTAATGGCTCACCAGGGAGCTTCTGGCGTGTTTCCATTTGCTGATAATTTAAAACAGTTAATTAATCAGGATAATATTATTGAAGAGGAAATTCCTTTTCTAAAAGGTAATTATTATTTATTTGCGTAGGTTCTTATGAAATTTACATTCGGTATTATAACTGGTGGTGATAATCCTGAAAGAGTAAACAGGATTATAGACTCTATTGAGTCTGAGGAGATACCAGAGTATGAAGTGATTATAGTAGGTGGAGAAAAGATTGAAAGGTTGAATACTCTCCATATTCCTTTTGATGATTCTGGACCGACTCGGCCTTGGATTACAAAGAAGAAAAATATCATTACTGAATTATCTATGTATGAAAATATTGTTTATATGCATGATTATTTAATCCTTCTCCCAGGATGGTATGAAGGACAGTTATTATCCGGTAGTGACTTTACAATTAGAATGGATAAGATACAGAATGCAGATGGTACTCGGTTCAGAGACTGGACTTTAAATCCCCAGGAAGCAAGCTTGGGTATGGCTAATCTATTACCCTATGATGTGGCTGACTTAACAGAGTTCATGTATATCTCAGGTTCTTACTGGGTAGGTAAAAAAGATTTTATGCTCCATTATCCTTTAGATGAGAAATTACTATGGGCAGATGGTGAAGATATGGAATGGAGTAAAATAATAAATAAAATAACAACTTTTTCTATGAATGTTCATTCATCTGTAAAGATCATCAAAGAGCAGAAAGCAGTAGTATTCGGGTATGCTACTGAAGAGATGATAAAACATTTACGGAGGGCAAAAGAGTATGCTGCTAATATCGAATCATTTACTACATAGTATTGTGCCTTTTCCAGATAAGGCTGTAGTACGAATCAACCTTGCTTGGATTAAAGACATACCTGCATTAAAGAAAGCCCTTGACATTGATCATGATGTTTGTATAGACTTCCCAGAAGGTAGAACAAAACCTCCAGTTCCTGCTATCTCTTTCTTTGAGGTACTTAAAGTAATAGCTCGTTTTAATAATGTGAAGTACATAGCAGTATCTAATATTGAATCAGGTAATATAGCCTATCTGTTCAATAGTGCTTTACCTAAAGGAGTCGGATTTATACCTAAGATTGAATCAAGAAAAGGTATAGAGAATTTTGATGATATTAGAGAGCAGTGTTTACCTGAGTATATTATGTTTTGATACTGAGGACTTGTTTACAGATGTACAAGGTAGTATTACTCAGTTTAAATCCTACTCAGAAAAGCTTAGAGACAAATGTGACATTTACAAAGTAAAAATACTCAACTTAGCTGGGGTGGTATTCAGTGACTAGAATAGTCTGCTCATCAGTAATACGTTCATCCCAGCGAGGTGATTCTCACGGTGGTTTATANGTAGTTGATATAGACTCTGGAGAATTCTTTCAGATACTGGATTGGGACAGGCCAGGTATAAACTGGGAAGGTAGAGGTGGTGATAGAGGTATTAGGAGCGTACGATTTTATAATGATGAGATGTATGCTATCGCCGGTAATGCAATTCTGGTTTTTGATAGAGAGATGAAACTNATTAGGGAATTTAAATTGTCTATTTTATTTAATACTCATGAGTGTGATATAGATGGTGATTTACTTTATGTAATAGCGAATTTATACGATTCTGTTTTAGTATTAAATCTTAAAGAACAGAAATGGGAAACGTCCTGGCACTTCCAGAATGGATGCCATAAGTTTGATCCTTTTATTGATAGCCAGAAACCAGAAGCAAAAGATTTATATCATTTAGATTCTGTTACTATCAAAAATGGAATGATGTATTACTCTGGTGATAAGATGAATGAATTAATGAAAGTAGATTTACAAACAGGTGAGCATACTGTACACCAGAATCAAATTACAAAGAGCCACAATGCTCAGCCTTATAAAGGTGGAGTTATTTACAATATAGCACGAGAGAGTAAAACTATTTTCAGATCAAGTATAGGTGATATACTCTGGGAAGGTTTTACACCTAAGTATAGCCCAGAGGATATGGTAGATAAAGTACAAGATGAGAAAGTAGCGGTACAGGGATACACCAGAGGGATGTGCTTAGTTGATAATAAGATAGTAGTAGGTAGTTCACCAGCTACGATTAATGTATTTACATTAGATAATAGTAATCCTGTGAAGTCTATCAGGATCAGTAAAGATATTCGGAATTCTATTTGCGGGATAGCTAAGTATGAGTGGTAAACCTTTAGTAAAGATATACGATAAAATATTTGCTCATGCAAAAGCTATGAGTAATGGTAAGGTACCAGTTGAATATCCTTTTGAATGGTATAGGGGGAGTGAACATAGTAGGGTATCTGTATTTACTGACTTCAGCTTGGATGAGGTAGATAATTGCACCAGTGAGGCGAAGGTAGCTTTACTGATGGAGTCACCGGAAGTGTTTCCGAATGCGTATAGAAGGATACAAGAGATAAATGATAAATTTGATTTAGTATTAACTTTCGATTATAGTTTACTCTTAAAATTAAAAAATTCAAAAGAATATTATTTAGGCGGTACTTGGATTAGAGAAGAGGATAGGAAGCTTTATAACAAGACAAAAAATGTATCTATGATAGCATCTTGTAAACAAAATTCTAGTGGTCATAAACTACGGCATGAAGTGTATAGCACGTTTTTAAATATAGATTTCTTTGGTGATATTGGAGGAGTACATAATAGAATTGATTATAAATTAGATGGACTAAAAGATTATAGATTTTCAATAGCTATAGAAAACTGCCAGCATAATTTTTACTTTACAGAAAAGTTAATGGATTGTTTTCTTACAGGCACTATTCCCGTTTATTTTGGTTGCCCAGATATAGTCGATTACTTTAATAGAGATGGTATGATTTTTATAGATAATATCCATAGTATGCGAAGGTTCTGGAATAATATAAACTACGAAGAATTGTATAATGAAATGATACATGATGTAAGGGATAATTTTATTAGAGCACAAAAATATATCACTCCCGAATTCCAAATCTGGAATTATATAAAGAGGTATTATGATTAAACTAATAATATTCGATTTAGATGGTGTCCTTATAGAAACTAAGGATTTACATTTTGAGGCTTTAAACAAAGCTCTTGAAAATGTAGGTTCACAGTATGTTATTAGTAAAGATGAGCATATACAAATGTATGATGGTAAACCTACTCTGGTCAAATTAAAAATGCTGACAAAGCATAAAGGACTACCAGAGCGTTTACATAAGAATATATCAAGAAGGAAGCAACAGTACACCAGTGAGATGCTAGAGAAAACTATTGTTACCGATGACAAATTAACTTATATATTTGAAAATTTATCTGCATTAGATTATAAAATTTTTATAGCGTCTAATTCTATTAGAAATACAGTAGATGTAATACTGAGAGGATTAGGAATATTTAAGTATATAGATGGTAGTTTCAGCAATGAGGATGTAGCTAATAGTAAACCTCACCCAGAAATGTATATGCGCTGTATGGTAGAAGCAGGTGTAGGTGCTAATGAAACAATAGTAATTGAAGATTCATATGTAGGACGTAAAGGAGCATTTAGATCAGGAGCACATTTATATCCGGTAAACAAACCATCTGACTTAACATATGAGAGCATTATGGAATCAATAAAACAAGATAGTAAAATTCCCCAGAAGTGGAAAAGCGATAAATTAAATATTTTGATTCCTGCTGCTGGTGCTGGTAGTCGTTTTACTAATGCCGGTTATACTTTTCCAAAACCTCTTATTGATGTTAATGGAAAGCCAATGATACAAACGGTAGTAGAGAATTTGAATATAGATGCTCACTACATTTATATAATTCAGCAGGAGCATGATGACAAATATAATATGACTAAGATGTTGAAATTAGTTACCCCAAACTGTACTGTAATTCGTGTTAAGGATGTCACAGAAGGGGCAGCCTGTACTACTCTCTTAGCTAAAGAATTTATAGACAATGATGAACAATTATTAATAGCGAATTCAGATCAGTATGTAGAATGGGACAGCTCAGAATTTATGTATGCTATGCAACCGGATAGTATAGACGCTGGTATCTTAACTTTTGAAAATACTCATCCGAAATGGTCTTATGCAAAGACAGATGAAGATGGTTGGGTATTAGAAGTTGCAGAGAAAGACCCTATTTCTAAACATGCTACTGTTGGTATTTACTTATGGAAAAAAGGTTCTGACTATGTG